CACCAGGGTCGGCAGTACCACCAACCTTATATTCCCATTTATATTCAAACTTATTGTGACTATCCCAGGTCATGTATCCTTTTTCTTTATCAAAGCGACCTTTGATGGTCAATCCATGTTTATTGGAGTAAATGTTACGAGTGCGAAGAGCACCACCAGATTCACGAGTTTCAATCACCACACAAACATCAGGATAAGTTGCTAGACCTTGTTCCAACATACATGGGGTTTCATATCGAAACGGACGATAATCTTTTTGTTTTTCTGGTGTTGCAAATGCAGGTGTGGTTAGCAGAAGAGATGCAAGAATCAGAAACTTTTTCATTTTTTAATAAATGCTTTGATAAAGTCAAGAAGAAGAATTGCACCAAACACTTGCAGATAGGTGACAGAAAGACCGATCATCAGTGCAAGAATTGCATAGATGATACCAGCAATGATCGCATTTGCAACAATGCCGCCGATCAACTTACCCAAAATCTGACCGATCATTACTGCGGTTTCTTCAAGTTGTTTTTGTTTTTCAGGAGAAATTGTCATTTGGCGTAACGGCAGTCGGGATGAGACGCAGGAAGTTCGGCACAGACTTTATCATATGCCTTGAACATTTCTTGATCACGTTTGATCAACATGCCATTCCACATCAGAATGGCAATCACAAGAAAGAACCAGTGGTAAGTTTTCATGCGTTGTAACCCTGTGTTTTCAAAATAGCACGACGAGCATCGTAGGCAAGAAATTGATTAGGAAATTCCGCAATCTTTTGATAAGATTGCCGATCATACAATCCCCAACGTGATGTGCCCACAATGCCACGAATGATGTAGGGATTGTCGTAACCAAGAGGATAAGGTTTCATGATTCAGCGGTAAATTGCTTTGAAGAAGAATACAATACCACCAACCAAAAGTAAAAAGGTGGCAAGCATGGACAGATCAACAATGTTCATCATTCTTCAGGATAGAGTTTCCAACCATCAGGGCGAATGCCCATTTCTTCACAACGACATTCATAAGCAATGCGTTGCAACAGACGAAGATCCATCTGTTCCACACTTTTGATGATTGTGTGGCGCAGCTGGGCATCGGTGGTGGTGTCGGCAATCATGGTTGGTTCAGTGGTGAACAACGTCATTATAGGGGGCTGGAAGCCCCCTGTCAAGCTTACATGTAAAGATAGCCTCCAGACCAGTCAGCGTTCTCATACAGCCATTCACGCTGCTTCTGGTTGAGCAGGTTGTAGCGTACATGCTTGGCAGGTGCTCGCCAGCTGGCGGGCTTGTAGACCTCTCCAGTGGTCTTGTCCACAAAAGCATGAGCCGACTTCTGACCGCCAGAATCACGCATCACAATCTTAAAATACTTTTTACCACTCACAATATAATACTCCACATCAACACCATGGTTCTTGATTTCATCAATCTTTTGTTGATGATAATCCATGTTGATCTCATTTTGAATCGAACGCTGGTGAGCACGAATCTGATAATCTTTCAGGTTCATGTACAGTGCGTCACACAGCATTACAGCGTAATCTGCGATCTTTTCAGCTGTGAGGGTGGTGTTTTGCATGGTTGGTGGGAATCAACTGAAGATACTATAAGACCCCTAAACAGGCTGCCTAGGGGTCAGTGGACAGTTATATAAGTGTCACATCAGTAGTCGTAGGTTGACCCAAGATATGATTCAAAATCATTTGATTCATCATCCATGTTCAGATCCCACTGTGAATCGTCAGATTCCAGCAGTTCTTCAAGTTCATCACGGTACATCATTTCAGTCATTTCTTCGATGTTAGGACGATCAGTGAAGTGAGTCATTTTCAATAGCAGGTAACTTCGATAAGTTCTTGACGGAGATCTTCATAATCTTCTTCAAGCATTTCACGTTCTTCAAGAGAAAGATTGTGCTTGAGGAGAGTTTGAATGCGGGACATTTCCGCTTTGATTTGTTTGGCGTTCATGGAACTTACGGCAAAGGTATGAGAAGGGGGGAATAATCCCCCCAATCAAATCACACAGTAATGGGCTTCAGCAGTTCGTTTTTCAGAGCGGTGTTAACAAAACGACCAACAGAACCATTTTGGTCAGCGATTTCACCTTCCAGCTGCACCATGAAGGAGGCAGGATCGGTGATTTCGTAGACATACTCACGATTGCCCTTGAAGACAATGTTAGCACGGTTGTTGGTCACAGTGATACCGTTGTCAACGATAGCAGAAGAACCAGTGAAGTTAAAGGTACGCATGGTAAAAAACAACGAATGTAAAACAACAAATGGAGTCTTTGAGGCGCTGCCGTTCCTTGTGACATTATACAGTCACATAGCCAGGGATGTCAACCCGTTCAACAATCTTATTGTCGTAGCCAGCAAGCTTGAATGCTTTCCAGTTACCATTCAGATCATACATGTAAGCATATTCCTCACCACAGTTGTCAGAGACAAATTGATCAAAAGTCGTGTGAACAGGAGATTCATCTTCACCACGCTCACTATAATACTGCGGTTGAGGATCACGATCATTTTCGGACATGATAAAACCTTCATCATCAGTGATAAGCTCACCAGCTTCATCACGAAGACAAGCACCACTGCTCCATGAAGTACGAGTGCGAAGAGATGACATACTGCCGCCATCAATCAATTCTTGCACATCTTCACGGTTTTGGTAGTGTTGAACCAGTTTTTTGCCGTTGAACTCGGGATAACCATCCCAGTGGCAGTAGACGGAAACAACGCTGTGATCAGGAAGTTCGATGCCGATGCGAGAGCGAGTGCCCATGGTTGGAAAAGCGAAGTGGTGAGGCTCTGTGCCTCATGAGATCAATATAGGGGATGACCAGCAGCCTGCCATCCCCCCTTGTGACAGTTTTTCAAGTGTCATAGTAGCTGGAGAAATCTGGAGAACAGTAGATAGTGTCCTCAGATTCATCAGCCCATGCCAAGAACTCTGCACCCAATGCAATAGCATCTTCTGCACGTTCATCCATCATAAGATCAACCATACGTTCCTGTGCCCATTTGAGGCAGTTGGTAACGTAGTCAGTCATGTCAACTAGATCATCTTTCATACTAGGTTGTAAAGGAGTCAACAACACGGCTTTCTTGTTCTTCTGCAAGGAGAAACTTTTGAGCCTTTTGAATATTCTCCATAGCTTGTGGGTAATGTTCAGGATAATATTCATTATCGTACTCTACAACTAGGTTATAACATTCTTGATCATCTTCTGCAACAACAGAAACTACACCACCGTATTCAGAAGCAGGGAACGGAACCCAATAGTTAATAATGTACAGGTACTTCATTTGCGATAAGGAGAGTTAAAGTAAGAACGAAAAACGGTAACAAGAATAATGAACGTCGAAACAACACCAACAAAACCAATGATGGTAGTAGCATCTCCGTTGAAATTAAGAGTGTCAGGCGTCATCGAGAAGAAATTCCTCCATGTAATAGTCAACAGTGACCTCAGCCTCAGCTGCGGCTTGCTCCAGCATCATAGCACATCGTTCGGCTTCGTGATGGCAGAAAAGATCGAGGGTGGATTCGTGCATGTCTTAAATAAAGAACAGAGTGATGGTAGCACATCTAACGAGGACTGTCAACCCGTACATCAGATTTTCCTTCTAGGCTTCTAACGAAGAGTTCAGTGAACCGTTCCATCTTATCAGGATGTACACTGGCAGGATAATCGTTGATCGCATTTTTAAGTGTGATCATTTCATTCCATTCTTCATTCGTTAGAGTCATGTGAGACCTCCGTGTTAGGACTTCCTAACTTTACATTACTATCTAGGGATTGCAAGAGATCCACATCTTTCCTTAAGGTTTCAGCTTTATAGTTCTTTACCTCTTCACTTTGGAATTCCATCCACAAAGCATTGTGAACTGTCATAAGATCATCAATCCAGAATCCAGATGGATAAATGCCAAGTTCATTCATTAACCCACGATGACTGGTTCCTCGTCGTTCTGCCTGACACATAATATGACAGATTGCATTTACCATATCAATCTTGTCATTTTCAGACAACATATGGTATTTTCCTACTGCTCGTTGCAGATCTTCTTCATGCATTTTTTGCATTTCTTTAAAACTATCAGAGTTCCACCAGTCTTGCAGTATTTTCTTAAGTTCAGTCATCTTTGTGAAAGAAATTGCCAAGGAAACCAGAATCTCCTGGTTTACGGTTTTCAAGTTTATCCAACAATGAATCAGTGGACATCACCGATTCAATACGACTAATCAAATCAGCAATGACAGAAACTACCATTGGACGTTCTGTTCTAGCAGCAAATGCTAAAGCGTTGCGAAGATTAGCTTCTGCTTCTTTCATTGATTCTTCTACCTGTTTGCCTAGTGTCATGTTAAATCTCCATTAAAATTACGAATGTTTTCTAAAAAATCGTAGTGATCCACACTATTATACCATGGATCATCATATTGTGATGGAACTACTGGTGTATTTGTTTTCCATTGTATGTCTCTTGAGGCAATTGTATTTTGAAGCATTGTTATTAAATTTATTTTAAATGCTTCTAACATATCAGAAAAACTATCATTACAATCAAATTGTTCCATCATGGGAACAATTCCACGACTATAATTTGTATCAGTATTTAAATCATCCAATAGTTCTTCAAGGTAATCAAATTTTACATTTTTGTGATCTACCCAAAATTGTGTATCAGATCTATGACAAGTTTTATATTGAGTTAAAATGAAAGCAGTCCAACCTCGATAAAAATGTTGAGCAAAACTATTCAAATAATCAAGATCATAGTCATAGGTTTTATTTACAATGCTATGGTAGTATTGACCACCATCAAACATCGTATCCAACATAATTGATAGAGAACAAGAAATAGACAATCCAGGAGCATCTAGAGGTTCTAAGAACCCATTACACATACCTAGAGTTACATAGTTTTTATTAAATGATTTAATGCTATATTTTGGGTGGAAATCAACAACATTTGGTATAATAGTATTATCACCAATATCTTGTTGGAATTCTTCAATAGCTTGTTCTACAGAAATGTGCTTAGAACTGAATACATATCCAGTTCCTATTCTAGACCATGTTGGTGTAATCCATCTCCACCCATTCTTCATTGTCTTCGCAATGGTATATGGATGCATTTCCTTTCTTTTATCTTTATATGATTTTGGAAAGAATAATGCTTTATCAGTTAATAGAATATCACTCAAGTCTTGATATTGTATTTTAAAAATATCAGAAGTTTTCTTTGATTTTCCCGTGGCTATGACATAATAATCTGCTTTGATAACATGATTTGATTCTAATACTATAGAGTCAATCAATCCATCATCTTTAAAATTGCAATCAATTACAATGTCATCAAAAATTGTAACATTATTCCACCTAGATGTTAATATCTTTTTAAGATATGCAATATACTTACCTGCATCAAAGTGCCATGAACTTCCATAAAAAGAATTCTTTTTTCTTACAGGTATTTTATTTTGTTTTACACCATGATATAAATTGTGAGCAATTAAATCATGAATAAAAATATCAGGATCTTTATTGCCTAAAGAGTTACAATATTCTAAAAAGTTTACTCCAAATCTTTGATATGTTTTCGGTACTTTAAAATAATGAAGAAACTCATTTTTACTCCAATTAGAGTACATGACACCAGTTTTTACACAAGCGTCAGATTCTCTAATGAATGAATTAAAATCATAATCAAAAGAACGATGCAATTCTTCAAACAATAATGTGGTAGATTCACCAACTCCTATGGAAGGAATCTTTGATGAACCAATATGTGTCAATTTTTGAACGTAATCTTTAGAGGCAAAAAAGTTTGCCATCATAAGACCAGCAGCACCATCTCCGATTACACAGATATGCATCAGTCTTTTGCAAATCCAAGTTTTTCCCAAATAATCTTAAATGGACAAACACCAGTAATTGCAGCAAGAGATAGTGCAATAGGTGGAATCCACAATACCCAAGAAACTACACTCCATCCAGTGAGTGTGTTTCCAAGAGCAACAACACATGCCACAGAAAGAAATGTCATGCGAGTTGCTGATACTTTTCTTTTAAGTCTTTTAATCATCGTTTACCTTCCTTAGTTGAAATGATCCATCATCACGATCAATCCATTCAAGTTGATCACCTTCCATCCATCCAGTTTGATCTAGCAAATCTTGTGGGAATGTGATGGCATAATTTATTTCATAAGTGTCTTCGTCCATTACTTCTTCTACAGGCATAATCCATTTTTTCTGTAAAACAATTGGCTCATCATCAGGAACATCTGGATGTATAGATTCCAAGTATTCCTGTTTTGCTTTCTCCATATCTGTATCTGCAACAGGACGATGACCACTCAAAAGTTCAAGAAGTCCATATGCACGACTCACTTGTTCTCTGTGATAATTATAGTTTTCACGAACAACTTCACGAATGGTTGAATAGATTTCGTGAGGTGATGCATCACTACTCATAGCATCGTGTACCCACTCTTCAAGTTTTTCAAGCGAATACTTTTTGTAGTCAAAGTCCATAATTAATCTTCTCTAGGTTTGGGTTTGTTGCATTCATTGCAGTAGTAAGACAACCCACTACGAAAGCATTTTACCACCTGATAGTGATTTTTGTCAAGGGGTTTGGTCTCCCCACATTTATTACATGTCCTTACTGTATTGCTTCTTTGCTCGCTTAAGTTCTTTGAGTTCTGCTTTAATCTCTTTGTAAGCGGCAATAGAATCAATTTTTCCTCCCATTTCAAGAGCAATGATGATATCCACCCTCGTGCCGAAGTGGGCAAGAGATTTTTCAAAGTCGTCGAGTTCATACATTTTGATCAATTTTGCAATGTTCTACGATAATATCTATACGAGCATCAAGAGAGTTTTCCATACGATAAAGTTCGTTACTTGTCTCCACATTCTCTTCTTCTAACCTTTTAACTTTATCTTCAAGAGCAGCAAGTCTTTCATAAACTTCATCCATAGGAGTTTCTTGATTAAGACCCCACTTTCTGTAAAACCAATGTTGTTCACTCATAATACTCCAATTTCCTTTAAATAATTTCTGTATCTCATAAAACGATTCCAGTTTGGTTGACCTGAAACTTCTAACTGGTAACATATCTCACAATAACAGAGCCATTCATACCATGGAGTTGTTGGGTCTAGGACATGATATGGGTACGATGTAGTAGTTTGTTGGTTCATCATTCCAATGTCTGATTACCCCCGCAACGATAAAAATATTAGTAATGAGATAAGTGAAAAGTATAAAGCTCCGTATACCAGCAATGTAGTCTGCTTCTCTGTCATTTTTTCCTACTTTTTCTCCCAGGCTTTTTGCCCACAGTCTCCATAGATTTGGTTTCTTTGACATAATCTTTTGCTTTTAATTTATGTAATTGAATATACTTATCTACATGCTCTTCACACTGAAACCAACATACTCGTATAGGAGTTTCATTAAGTTCCAAACGATAAGAGAATCCATCATAAGGAAATTTTGTGCTAGTATTCATTTGTCCTGTTGCATCATTTTAAACATCTCAACATCATGCAAAATTAGTCTTGCAATCTCTCGTGCGTTTTCTTCATTCCAAGTCTCTTTACGATGACCAGACTGCCACATCTTAAACAGATGCGTGGACAGTGTATCAAGAAGCATTTGGTAGGTAGTCATAATGGGAAAGCCGACTGAATAAGGTTAGCACATAACTCAATCATTGTCAAGCTCAATGCCATAAGATACTCCAGCTCTAGGAGTGATTGGTTTGGTATCATGATCTATTCCTACAGGAATGTATAATAATTCCCCAGGCATCAAATTGTATGTATATTCTTTATCATCCCATACAGTCCATTGTGTGATACCAATACACTGCCAAAAGAATACATGTTGATAATCATTATGTCTACCAAACGTTTCGCTAATTTCTAGAAAACTTACATAAAGATGTGCAGATATGTTATTCGTTGGAAATAGTTTCTGTAGTTCTTCACCGACTGCACACACCTTTTTATTATGTCTTGTTTGATGTGTCACAAACCCAAAGTTATTCATGATTTTATAGTCAGCATCTTCAATTACATTCTTATTGAAATTAAAGATAACCTCATCCCATGTAAGTGTGGGAAACTCTATCTTACCCAAAAACTGGTGTTTGTGAATATCATTTAACATTGATATTAAAAGATAATATTTTTCTTTCTTTTGTTGATTTGTTTGGTTCAGTATGGTGAAGAATAGTTGCTGGGAAAAATATTAACGATCCTTCGTCAACTTGTGGAGAATAATGTAAGGCATGTCCTGTAAGAAAATTATTAAAGGGTGAAACAAATTGGGTTGCTGTGTGTTCTTCTTTATCATAATCAATAAAACACACAGCACTATATCCTACCAACCCATGATTATGAATCCCATGATAATTTCCCTGTGATGCAGTTTCAAACCATGACATTACAACACGATATTCAATAAAATTGAGTTGATTGCAAAATAAATTTATTTCTTCTTTAAATAAATGTTCTATCTCTGTATTATGTTTACCACTTTCATTGTTATCTTGTTGTGTATGATAATCAGATTGAACATCTTCTTCAGATAATTCAATTTGAGTTTTATTCATCATGTCCAACAAAATAGACTTTTTAAGATCCCAGTTTCGTGCTGTCAGATGTACGATTGGGATCTTAAACATGTAATCAAGATAGTCATTTGTTATCATATTCCCTTCTTAATTCTTCTGCCATTTTCATAGAACGTCTCCACACTTTATACTTAAAAATAGGGTTTTTTGGATGTAACCAAACCATCATATATGCTCGTGTGAATCTGGATTTAACGAATTTTGCCAATAGATCAATATAAACTCCAACATTAGGATCAATGACCATCATTATGCAGATAACTGCAAATAATGTGAATAATGTGTAGTAATAAATTTCCATTACCGTAACTCATGCAAATAGGTTAATAGTTGTTCTTTGAGTTGATCTAATTCTTTCTCACAACCAAGTTTCTTAGCACTGTTGCGAATGTCAAAATGGCGAGTAAGAAGATCTTGAATCATAAGATCAATTGCATCAGTACGTTTGGAAATTGAATCAGTCATTTTAACTTGTAGATGTAAATGTGTTTCCCTGGTGTATCTATGTACTTTGCATCACCTCGTTCTAAGGCATCTTTAAGATTTTGTGCAAAGGGTTTCAATTTCTTCACACCAAACTTATTTTCATGATAAGTTCTGATTGATTTATCGTGGTATGTTTTACCATTATACTCAATCAAACGTCCTTTTGCGGTCATGCCATGATATTCAAAGTTTGATGCTTTGTAGATTGTACCACAATGACCATGATAGCTGTCAGCATAAGAAATGACAACTTCAAAGTCTGTGTTCTTCTTCATCCATCGCAATGTTTTACCAATGAAATAACTTTCAGTATTTCTTGGTGTTTTATCAATGCAACAAAGTCTACGAAGTTCTACAATCTTATCTTCAGAAGAAACATACTTTTTCCACACATTTGCCATTCCCATTGACCCATAGATCATGCCACCAATAATGTTATTGTCAGCAAGAAGTGCAAATGCATTCGATACACGCAATCCATTTACATTGCCAGAATAATGCCAAGTTTCAATAAAATCTCTGACAGTTTGTAGTGTGGTTGGTGTAACAACGAATTGTTTTACGTTATGTGATGTATAATCTTCATCACCGTAAAACATATCCATAAGCATGTTTGACTTCATCTGCTGTTTCTTTTGCTACTTTTACAATTATATCACGTAACTGGGTGTAATCAATACCAATCCATGACCAGAAGGCTTCACCTCCAATGTATCTGATGCTGTCCCGTGTGTAGTCAAAAGACTCACCAAAAGCAACAGCAAAAAAAGCTTTCGTTTCATGATCAATGGTTGTTTGAAGAAGTTTTTGAATGGAGTCATTTTTGTGTGTTCCTGTTTGGGTATTTTTATTTGCCTTTAGTTGACCCTCCCATTCTTCATTAATTGATAGATCAATTCCTAAAACTTTTCTTTGCTTTTTGTCAGTGTTTCTAACATTGTTTCCACACGTTTCTGCTATCTCTTGCAATGCATATCCAAGACATGTAGTAAATGTTTTTTCAAATGTTGCCCAGATAAGAACTTCTGGGATTGCATCTTTAATAAGATTTAGATTTGCACTACGAAGATTAGAGTAAATCTTCATCACAGTTTTTTGTTTAATTGGATGAAGAATTGATTCAATTAAAAGAGCATCAGTTTGATTCATAAAATGTTTTGAGGGAATAATCAGCAATTTTTTTAACCAGTTTAGAATATGGTTTTGTATCTACGTCAAATTCGTCTCCACAATTCCATTCTCTACAGGTTCTAATGTAACCTTTTAATGCGTCAAGTAAATAATCGCATTCCTGTTCAGTAAAATCCATTGCATCATTCCATAAATTGCTCTAGTCCTTTTATTTTAGAAGCACGTTTGACAGTACGGCGTCCCTTTGTGCCAGTTTTTGATTTGGCTTTCTTAATGTATTCTTTGGCTTTTTCTAGGGTAGCATGAACAGAATCTTGTCTACCTTTATAGATAACCATATATTCTTTTCCGAACGGAACAGCTGCCCATTCGCCTGTAGTTGACACAAATCCGTCCATATGTTATGATGTGAACATTTCCATCCTATCACACTTTAATATAGGTGTCAAGTCATGAACCCAGATAAAATTCAACTAGATTCAATTGATAGAATGTTTCAATATGAGTCTCAAGCAAGAATTATTGATCAACTAGATCATGATGAGGCTATTAACGCTGCAAAAAGTTATTTGAAATTATACATTAAGCAGCAGGAAGTTCTTCAAAATCTCGGTTTGCCAGAAGACTTGACAGATTCAGACGACTCTGCTACTATATAAGGGTAAGTCACGAGGATTCCACCATGTCTACTCTTGTCCAAAAAACTCGGTATCGTATTGTGCTTGATCTGGAAGCTTATGATGATCTAGATCCGCAAGAAATCGATTGGCACGATCTTCTTAAACTTGAAGGAGACGAAAACGTATTTGTCTCAATCAAAGAAGATGAAGAAGTTCATGGTTGGTAATCAAAAGCCCCTCAAATGAGGGGCTTTTTTATGATTGAATTATAATACCACCTTCAGGAGCATAATAAAACCAACCTGTTGCAATATATTTGTTTTGAGTATATACAGGATTTCCTCTATGAGTATGTGTAAATCCTGCGGGCCAAATTAATAATTTACCTTGCTCTGGTTTAACTCTAAGTTTTTGATATAAAAATTCAGTCTCTCCTTCGTCTCCAGGAACATCATTGAGATAAATCATCCAAACTAAACCTCTAAAACAAAAATTAATTCCTACATTTTCACAGTGCCAAGCATGATATCCACCACAAGGTTCTGTTTTTTGTAACTTAATTTCTGGATTAGAATAATCAGATTCTAATAGAGCACTGTATTCTTTTGTATATTCATCTAAACAATAATTTAGTTTTTCATTTATTTTAATAGCAAGATCTTCATCATGAGATAAACTACAATGAAGATCTTTTCTTATTAATGTGGATTTATTAAATGATTTTTGTTTTTGAGTATTTTCAATATGCTGTATTAATTTTTCACAATCTTCTTTAAACAAAGCATTTTCCCAAATGCCTATAAAATCAATAATTTTCATAAATTTTTTAAATTAAATTTTATTGTGGAATTTCGGGCCAATCAAATCCAGTTAAAACACCATTTTCTATGCTAGGACTTACTAAAGATGGCAAATCTCTTAATTGCTGTCTGTAAGTTCTCCACTTAGTTTTGATTGCATCAGGAACATCTTCTCCTTGAGTCCAATCACATTCCACTAGTTTTCTGTCTCTTTGCTCTCTCAACCATTTCATTGGCTCAGCGGCAATTAATTCTTCTAATTTTAATTCTAATTCTTCTATACTTGGTTTAGGAATAGTATTATTTTCATCCCATTCTAAATTATCATAATCATCTCCAAGTAAAGACCATCTTGCGGTTGGATATAATGCATAAATCGCATGTGCAATGTCCATTTTACAATCTCCTAGTTTCCGATTTCCATTAAAACAATTGTTGATGCTGCAGATCCATTATAACCTTGAGTAGCATCAGTATTATTCCAAGATCTGTTTAATCTAAACACTTGACCACTAACGTTTTCTGGCATATGCTGCAATTGATATGTAATTGCCGAGGCAGTAGCTGGACTATCTACAGACATCCAAGCCATAGATCCACTATGGTTGGCATCTCTTCCTTGGTTGGAATCTGAAAAATTTATTCTTTGTCTGGAACCAGCAGAAACACCAACATCCCATGCTGTTCCATTTCTTAAAATTCTAAACGCATTATTATTTAATCCTCCAACTTTTCCTAAACTTACCATTACAATAATTTGACTGCTAGTATTTCTTGGTGTAATTGTGGCAGACATTCCTGGCGTATCTTGCCATGTGCCATCAGCATTTGAAGAAGTAAACACATCTGGCTGTATCGCACGCACAACTTGAAGAATTTTCCCCAAATTGGGTTGTCCAGAAGTATTTTGTATATTATTAACTCTTAAAGTACTCATAATTCTTCAGATTTTGGATACTTCTCTTTAATTTTATTTATCTCTGCTTTCCATCCGTCATAACCTTTATGGTAAAGAAGATCTAATTGATTTTGAATGGATGGATATTCAACAGCACGATCTCTTTGATATTGATTTAATTCATATTCTGCAGCTAATTTGTTATATTCTGCGAGAATTTGTTCTTCTGTTGGCCCAGAATAATTTTCATCTTTTGTCCAAGAATAGATTGCCGTCCCATCAGAAGTAGACGCACCAGTATTAAATCCTAGTGTAGAATAATCTGTTCCTTCAATTGAAAACCCAACTTCGGGTAAAACATTTTGAATTGCTTTGTTGTATAAAATTTTGTCCATAGTTATTGATAAAGAAAAAATATTGTGTCTCTAGAGTAGCCGTCACCTAGACCAGCATCCCAATAATTTAATATACAAGTAGTGCCACCTTGAGTGTTTCTTACTTGGAGATCATAGGTATGAGCCCCTGCATTTACTGCAGGAAAATGCCAAGTTCCAGAAGCACTTGATCCCTGATTAGCAGTAGATTGTTTAGAAAAACAAAATCCACCATAATCATTTCCATCTACCAAAAGTCTACATACTGATTGTACAGCACCTGATTCATAAGTCATACTAAAAGTTGCAGTAACCAAAACATTAGATATTTTTGATGGGGAAAAACTTCCGCTTATATGAGAAACCCATCCACTATCTCCATTCAAAGTTCTATTTGATCCAGTAAAACCTGCGGCATACAACAATCTAACTCCATCAGGAAGTCCTGTTGTTGCGACATTTTGTACTGCTCCAACTCTTAAAGTACTCATTATTCAACACCCTCTGGTTTTGGATATTTTGCTTTTACTGCAAGACATGCATCTATATATGCCTGCATTTGTTCCGTGTCTCCTTTTACAAGACCATCTAAGTACTCAGAAAAATCTGGATATTCCTCTGCTCTATCAAATTTATACTTATAATTATCATATTGTTTTTGTAATCTTTTTCGTTCTTCTATAATTTCTTCATTTTTTGGTCTTTTTTGCCCACCTTCCCAAACAGGAGGCTCTCTCCACTCTAAAGTTTCAAGAGATCCTTGATGTGCCCAAAGAGCCCCAGGTCTTAAACTTTGAAGAGCATCTCCAATTGAGACGCTTCCTCCTTTATTTTTAACTCTATTATAATCTAACATAGTTCCCTCCAGTTTATGCAACAATTTCCATGGCTTGCATTACAATTAATCCACGAGCATTGACATTTTGAAGAGTATCCCATCCACCATAGTCCATAATTCCTCCTGCCCAAGATCCATAGAATTGTTGATATCTCAATGTTGTTCCAGCAGCAACATTAGGAGTGTCTATTATTTGTGTCCAATAGTCGCCTTCAAATGCACCACCTGCATTTGCGTGAATACCAGAAAAAGTATCTATGGTCGCATCAGTTCTATAAGTCGTAACCAAACTTGTAAAACCACCACCACTTACACTTCGTTTAATATCAACATATTGGTGCTGTTGGTTTGGTCCATATAGTTTATTTTTCATCATCACCAAAATTCTAGAATTTGTTCTTTTAGTGGTAATGTCAACATAATAATCAGGAACTTGAACATCATTATTATTATTTTGCATTGCTGGAGTTGAAATTTCTCCATAAGCATTGCTCAATCTTTGAACAACCTGGATGATTCCACCTGTGGAATCTACTAAGATTGCTCCGCCAGTAGTTTGAATTTGATTAGTTCTTAAAGTACTCATAATTCTTTTTAATTATTTACAATACAGCCCAAGTTGCACCGCTATTTATTGTGACGGTTACGCCAGATTGGATGGTAATTGGACCAACACTCGCCCAATTTTTTGAAGTATCAACGGTGGTATCTGCAGTAACAGTTGTATCATTTTGAAAGAAAACTGCGCCACCACCAGCTCCGATTACTACTGCCATATTATTCTCCTAATTTTGTTTTTAAGAGTTTTACCTCAGTCTGTAAATTATTTATAAGGACATTTTGCTCTTTAATTGCTTCAATTAAAAGACCAACCATATTAGCATAAGCAACAGATTTAGTTCCAGTATTGTCTTCGCGTACAAGGAATGGAATGACTTCTTCAATTTCTTGTGCAACAACACCCATTTGGTGTTCACCAGAATCAATTCGATCAAATTCAACACCACGAAGATTAAGAACTTTATCAAGAGCATTTTCAATTGTGAAAATATTTTTCTTAAGTCTTATATCAGAGTTTGCAGTAACTGTACCCGCAAAAGTACCATTACCACTCATATCAAGTTGGAAACGGTTTGCAGATGCAGACCATCCACCAATTCTCAAGACGTTATCAGAGTCAAGACCCATGTTAACTGCAAAACTTCCACCACGATGGAAAGACATGAAGGCAGCATTACTTCCAGTGGAATATGCTTGTAGTGGGGGATCGCTGAGGGATCCTGATGTCGATCCTAGGTTTGATCGGAAGTAGTTTGTTGATGTCCAGGTATAAGAACCACCAGTTGCGCTAGAGATGCTTGTAACATTACTTGCAGTTCCACTCAATGTTGCAGTAATTGTACCAGCACTAAAGTTACCAGAGGCATCACGAGCAACAATCGCTGAACCAGTATTTGCTGAAGTTGCATTGGATGTTACAGTAAATGTAGCAGCTCCAGAGTTATTAAATGTAGTAGAACCAGAAAGACCAGTTCCAGATGTATTTAAAGTTAATGTGTTGGCAAGAGAGCCAGAGAATGATGTAGCAGTAATTGTACCAGCACTGAAGTTACCAGAAGCATTACGAGAAACAATTGTATTTGCCGTATTTGCTGTTGCTGATAACAACCCATTAAGATATTGTGCATTCAGGTTTGTAACCTGAGTTGTGGAGGTAACTGTTAATGGAGCAGTGCCTGTTGCAACTGTAGAAGTATAAGTAGTAGCAGAAACCGTGGAACCAAATGTAGCAGCTCCTGTACTTGCTAATGTTAATGCAAGTGTTCCACCTGGAGTTGTATTACTTGTAAGATCTGATGTATTATTAACATAGAAAGCAAGTGAACCACCTCCATTTGTTCTGCCAGCAACAATAAAATTGGTTCCGTTATTTCCAAGAACAAGTCCATTCCACCACATTGTTGCAGAATAACTATTATCTGCCGAGGTATATGCAATTCTATGGAAAGACCCTCCCGTAGTTTGTAATATGTTTCCAGTGCATGTTAATTGTGAAGAAGTAATAGTACCAGCAGTAAAGTTACCAGAAGCATCACGTCTTACAATAGTATTTCCAGTATTTGCGGTTGCTGTTGCATAACCTTCAAGAAGTGAAGCGTTAAGATTGGAAACTTGAGTGGTTGAAGTAACTGTTAATGGAGCAGTACCTGTTGCAATCGTGGAAATTAATCTTGTACCTTGAACTGTTCCAACTGCAGTGAATACGCCAGCACCTGTTAAGGTAGCAGCAAGAGTTGTTCCTCCGTACCATCTAAATTGTTGGGAGGTAGTTGGAACTGAATACCATAATGTACTACTTTCAATACCTGCTGCATAGTCTGCACTAGATCCGCTGAGACCAGTGAAATAAACGACTTTTGTACCAAGACTTCTTGTTGTAAATGCAGGAGCAGCAACACCAGTAGCGCCAAATGTAATCCAATTATTTGTTGTCCCACTGAATGTTAATTGTGCAGAAGTTGTTGAACCACCGCCATTGAGTGTTAATCCAGTTGCTGTGATTGCTCCAGCGGTAAATTCACCAGATGCACCACGCTGAACAACATAGTTTGCTGTATTGGCACTGGTAGCATTGATACCTAAGGTAACAGCGGCAGAGTTATTGTAAGAAGTTCCTGTAAGAGGAGAAGAAATTGTTAGAGCATTATTTAAATTACCAGCAAGAGTTGTGCCTGTAATTGTTCCTGTAACACTAATTGCATTTGAAAATGTAGATATTCCAGTAACAGTAAGTCTGTTTAATGCAGCAGTGCCAGCAGTTTGTTGAATATTATTATCAGAACCACTAAATGTTGCAACACCAGAAACTGTAATATCTGTGTTAATAATTGATGGTAAAGTTGCTCCAGCACTACCACCCAGAGAGGTAAAGAACAGAGATCCTACAGTAGTAACACCCGCAACTGTTAGATTGTTTAATGCTGCAGTACCTTGTGTCTGTTGTAAATTATTATCTGGATCTGATAAAATTAAATTACCATTACTAATATTTACATTATCTGAGAACGTAGTAACTCCAGCAACAGTTAATCTGTTGAGTGCTGCAGTGCCTGCAGATTGTTGGATGCTATTATCAGAACCACTGAAAGTACCAACACCTGTAACTCTTAGGTTATCTGATACATCTGTACCTGTTGTTTGTGTGCCATCAATTGTGGTGGCAAATCTAATTCCATTATCATAATAAAGAGTTGCAGCTCCATCAGCAAGGAATGTTGCAAAAGTTTCACCAGTATATTTTTGCAACCTAATTGCATTAGATCTAATATACAGATCACCCGTTCCAGAGTCATCAATATAAGAATTCGATGCATCATGATAAATTGAAAGATCATTACCATTACCAAACGATAAGATATCATTGTCTAACAATCTTACATTGCTTAAGAACGTAGCAACACCAGTGACATTTAATCCAGAACCAACTTGTAAATATGTGCCAATTGTAGTTGCACCAGAAACATTAACACTAGCAGCAGTTACACCATCACTAGCTTGCAATCTACCAACAGTGCTCACTCCAGTAACAACAAAGTTTTGTGTTGTTAAAGTTCCACCAACTGTTGCCGTTGTGTAGTTGGCAACACCAACGTTAACCTGATCAAGGAAAGTTGTAATACCAGCAAATACGGCTCTGTTGAATACTTGTGTGCCATTGGTGCAGTTAATATTATTACCAGAACCACTGAATGTCGAAACTCCTGAAACAGTTTGATTTGTGAGTGCAGCCGTACCAGTATTTGTTATAGTAGTTCCAGAAAGTACACCATAATTTGCCTGTCCTGTAAATGTGCTGACACCAGTAACAGTTAATCTGTTAAGTGCTGCAGTACCTGCAGTTTGATTAATACTCCTCGCACTTCCACTAAATGTTGCAATGCCACTAATTGTAGCATTTGTAGAGCCTAGGTTAGCAACAGTACCAAATCCTGTAATATTGGCGTTTGTAATAGCAGCACCAACAGCAACAAAATTACCAGCTCCAGTTAAGGTTAATGTTCCAGATAATGTTGGAGAAGTTACAAGATCATAAGAGGTTCCATTACCTTGAAGAATAGAACCTACTGGTGGAAGAGCTGATAGTCCAGTTCCACCCTTAGATACTGGGATCGATGCAGTAAAGTTATTCGGATCCAGATAATATGCCCCTGCCTGACCACCAAGAGTTGCGGCATCAACATCTCCAGTGGCAGAACTCTTAATTGTTACTTCTCCATTTGCCGTTATACCAAATGTAGAGTTTTTAAATTTAGCAACACCCAGGGTTGAATAAGTATCTAATGTTGCAGCAACACGGTTTAAAGATAGATTAACTTTACCATAATAAGTATTAACTCCAACCCCACCAGGAGCTGCATCAAAAGAAGATCCTGTTGCCGAAATTGGTTCAGTGGTTGCAATTCCGACAGATTTAACTACCTTTTCAAAAACAGAATCACCTCTTAAGAAAGTATCAGAGTTTGCAGTTCCACTTCCAAGTCTTGATGGCGAAATTGTTCCTGATGAAATGTTAGATGCATCAATGAGACCAGAAGCAAGAATTGTATAATTATCTGCAAGGTTTGATGAAGTGTTTACTGTACCATTATAAGTGACGTTTTGATAAGTAAACGTCATAATTCCAACAGAACTTGAAGTAAGTCCTACGGCACTAAATGTTGCTCCATTAATTGAAGCGACTGCATCAGCTCTAGAATCATGTAGAGTAAATGAATTGGTTGTCTTAGAGCCAATATAGTAGAAGTTGCCTGTTGTTACACCAGTTGGTGCAGATCCACTAACTTTAACAGCATCGCCAGTATTAAATGTATGCTTTTCAAATATAATTGCATCCTTAGAAGTATTAACTCCAGCTCTAACTAAACTATGTGTTCCAGTTCCACTAGTGTTTAAATCTAATTTTGTGGATAGTGCATAAGTTGTATAAAGTTCTACAGAAGAAACACCAACACGTTTAATAAAATATGAAACTCCAGATGTCAAATCATTGATAACATTTCCACCATTTGCATAATAAATGACAGGATCTCCATCTGTTAACGTGGTCACGCCAACAATAATTCTATCGTTTACGAAATCAATGTCACCGCCAGTGGTTACATCAGTAGGATTAAAATTAACTTGATAATATAAGTTTAAGCTTGTTCCTACTCCAACCGCATTTCCATCTTGAATATAATCTGGGAACGCTGAGGATCCTGTGAATTTTTGGTTATTGGTCAATCTTAAGTATAGGCGGGTTTCAATGCTACTGCTGCCGACTGTTGCAGAGAAGTTTGCACCTCCACTTCTTCCCCCAAGTAAACTTGCATTATTAATTGTAACAATATCACCGTTAGCATAATATCTTCCACCATATTCAATATCAACAGATGTGACTGTTCCAGCTCCTCCAACAGTGATTGCGGCTCTTGCACTTGTACCAATTCCTGTGCTGGCATCAAGAACACAAGTATAAAGACCTGGATTTGTATAGCCAGAACCTCCATTAGTAATGGAGACATTTAAGAGAACACCTTTAACAAGACCTGTTGTACCATAGCCTACAGAAGTTGGTGCTGTTACAATACCAATTGCGCCACCAGCACTTCCTGCACTGATTACTGTGTCGCCATTGGTATACTTATAATTTGCAGTATTGCTTGAAAGTTTTAAATATTGACCATAAACATCACTAATTAGAACATAACCCTGCCCAGGCTCAAGAACAGTATCACCCTGTAAAACATTAATGGCTGGAATTTGATCAACAAGTTCTGTTCTACCACCACCAGCATTAGCTCTGTAGTAATTAACAACTTTTGGTGGAATTAGATCTGCGTTAATTTGTCCAGTAGCATTTAATTGAACAATTGCACTAGGAATTGCATTGGTAGAAACTGTCTTATCAATAACATTTCCTAGTCTATTGTTTAAGAATGTTCTAACAGCTAATTGTGTTGAAACTTTACTGTTTGCGGCTCCACCAACTTCATTATCTCCTAATCCAATATCAGTAGAGAATTGTTCAATTGCAACACCACCAGAAAGACTCAATCTAAGAGAATCTAACTGACCAATTGTAACTTTGTTGTTGAAGATAATGTTACCAGTTCTGTTGAATGCTGTAATAAAATTACCAACTTTAAAGTCACCAAGTTCATTGGTTCCAGAAGAGTAAACTCGACCACCCAATGAAAATACCTGTTCAGTAGCAACATCAGTTCTTCCACCGTTTTGTGGTAACGCATTATAATCTGTTCCAGAACCAGAATATTCCCAAGTATGACCAGATGAGTTTACAATAGAAGGTCTGTGGAAATGGCAATAATAAGTTTCTGGAAGATTAGCAACACCACTAATTACTGTTCCATCTGGAGTAGAGGCAATTTTTGTTTCAATTGTATAGTACGTTGTTACCCCAGCAACTGATGTTGTGTAATAACTGGTTGGAGATCCTTTATGGTCTGCTATTTGACCATTTGCTCCACCAGAAACACCAAAGAATCGTCTTATTCCGCCAGAAGATTCAACAGAGACTAAAAGTTGTCTTGTAGTGCTATTGTAAGTAACAGCATAACCTACAGCAGTTCCTCCAGTAACTGTTTGAGATACTTGTCTACCAGAAACAAATTGTGCTGCGCCGCCAGTAGTGGCAATACCAATGACCTGATAAGAATTATGAGCGTCAACAATTTCTGAGGCAAAAAATTCTATATTACCTTTTTGGAAAGTATTAATTCCTGTTGGAGATGATTTTAAATCAACTAATCTTGTAAAACTGTTATCTTCATATAAAGTAAATGTATTTGCATCAATATAATTTAAGTAATATTGTGTTCCACTTACGAGACCTTCAATAACAACTCTTGGTGCTGCATTTTCATCACCAATATACAGAACAGTATCTCCCTGTATGAAAGGATGCCCAGCAATAGTAATACGTTCTGTTACTGTGTTAACACCAACGGCAGGGTTTAATGTAGCTTGTGTAACAACTGGTTTAAAATTAGATGTTAAATCAGATAATGCATTATTGAAAAATCTCGTAACATAGAGATCCTGATCAGTTCTACCCAAACCAACAACTCTAAGTGTTTGTAATCCACCAGAAGTACCTGTTGCAGCAATTCTACCACGGTCAAATGTAAATGAATTTTGACTAAATCCAGTCGATCTTAGAGCAAATAATCCAAAGTTGGTTGCCGAGTTAGTAATCGATAGATATCCACCAGACTGTGCAAATGAACCATATTTACAGAAAATTTGGAAACAAGAAACTACCTGAGAATAGCCATCATTAATAACACGCCAACCAATACCACCAAAAGAAACCATGGTAAACGCAGCAGCAACCATCGATTTACCAAATTCTGGTTGTGCTCCTGCTACTGGATTTTCTCCTTCTTCAGGAACAATGGCAACGTTTGGTGACGTAACTTTAGATCCATCAACAAGAATGCCGTTTGCGCCTAAGAAAGAAAGGATAGAACAGTTTTGAATATATGGCGATCTGGTAATTCTAGTTGGTGTGGTCTTTACTGCATATCCAGTTCTGCTAGTTAATGCATCTGAAGGATCATCATATGCGACGGCATTATCAAATGTAAATAAAGGAACACCTGCAGCGTCAACATTGTCCTTCATGGCAAAGTTGGTTACATAACAACCATTCCTTACTCTGAATAAATCTTTTCCTGCGTTTTGAGGACGAATAATAGTGTTTCTAAGGTTATCACCCAAAACGGCAACGTCTTCATAAAGAAGAATTGGGTTGTCTTCAACATATTCACCCGCTTCAACAATAATTGCAATTGGTTTTGAAAGTGTAGATGGTAATGTTACGGCAGGAGCAGCTGTTGTACCAATACCAATGATGCTGGTCACAATGCCAACATAAGATCCAATTGCGGATAATACGTCTGCACAACAATCAGCACTATAAGAAACACCAGTTCCACAAGTTGCATCATATGCAATTGTAAGATCAAATGATTGTGAAGTTGCAAAAGTTGGTAGTTGATATGAAGTTGAAATTGCTACATTATTAACAACATATCTGGCAAGAGTATTAATATAACGATATGCTGCGATAGTTTCTTGTGTTTCTCCTACAACATAAGAAGTTCCAGCATTCCAATATGCAAGACCTGCCTCTACTGATTTTGAGTTACCTCCATAAGACAAGTCATAAACAATTGCATCAACAATATATCCAGTATCTCGTCTACATTTAGTTCCATCACCAAATTGAGGATCACCAATAAGAGCGGGATAAGTTGCAGTAATAAATCCTACTACTTCTTGTTTAATAAATTCTTTGTTTAAAGCAAGTAAATTACCAGCATCTAAATAACGACCTCCAGGCAATTGGAATGACCTAAATGATGCTGCCTGTGCTGCTTTTTTAATCGATGCAAATGGTTTTGATCTACCATCAAAACTATCACTACCATTTGCAGATGAAACATAATAGCGGTTTTCATAAAGACCATTGGTATTAAATCCCAAAATACCATTTGGTCCGTATGTTAAAACTTGACCATCAGTACCAGCTTTAGCTGGAAGAGTTAAATTATAAGAAGAAACAAATCCTGCTGCTTGACTTGGTGGAGCGATTGTAATTCTTTGAGCACCACTTTCAATTGCAACTTGTGACTGGAATGTAACAATTCCCATTCCGCCAGCGCCATTAGTAGCAGAAATAATACCAACAGTGGTAATTCCTGTTACTTTAGTGTGTGCAAATGTGGTTACACCAGCATTAATATTCCTGTTTACGTCTACTAATCTGTTGGTATCAATAGAGATACCATGCTTAACTCTAAAGTTCTGATCAGCCAAGGTTCACTATCCCCTTTGCGTTAATTTGCTTCAGTTATTTATATTCTGGTGGCGGTATAATTAACAACGATTGTGGTTACTCCAACGTTAGAAACTGGGGTTACAACAAGAGCAATAAATCCTGGTGGAACTGTGTTATCAATTTGAACATCATAAGTTGCAACATCAACCCCAGTAGAAATATTAGAATATTCAGAATTGTAAGCAGTTACTCCATCATGAATAGAAAGAATTTTAGTAACTTGATGGGTATTTCCAATCGAAGCTTGAACTGTATATTCTACTGTTCTAAATTCATCTCTACCTAAAGAAGTATGAACTTTTACAGCCGAATTATTGTTTCTTGTTGTTGAAATTGTTCCAACAATGGTATTTCCATTAATTCCAAACTCACCCCAAACTTGCAATGCATGTTTTGCTGAAGTGGTATTAATGCCAACAGAACCAATTCCACTTACATTAGTTGCAGTTAATATAGTTCCGCCAACACCAACATGCAATCCTCTAGTTGTAGTAAATCCAGTGCTATTAATATCAACATTGTAAATTGTGCCTAAAGTATTAATGCCAGTAAAGTTTGTGCTAGTACCTCTTAAAAATTCAATTGTTCCATTTGTTGAGAACAATGTGTTGAATGTTGCAATACCAGTAAAGTTAATTGCAGTTCCACTCAAATCTAACGCATCAGTAATAATTGATGTTGCTCTTAATTCATTAAATGTGGATACACCAGTGAAGTTAGAATTAGTACCATTTAATGTAACAATCGTACCAACACCCGTTACTTGTAAGTTGGTTGCCACCAGTGTAACAATTGTTCCAATTCCAGTAACGTTTAAATTTGTTGCTGTAGAATTTGTTATAATTCCAACATTGGCACGTAACGTTGTAATGGATGATACTCCACTTACAATCGCAGCAGTTGAAGTATAACGGCTAAAGGTTGCGTTTGATGTTACTTGGTTTACAAGTAATGTTAATGTTGTTGTTATACCACTAGCATTAATATTGGTAGCTCTAAAGTTAACAGTAGTTGTAACACCTGAACTGTTAATATTTGTAGCATTAACAAATCCAACAGTGCCAACGCCACTATAATTTAAATTAGTTCCAGATAATGTTGTAATAAAACCAACATTAGATCTTAAGGTATTAATAGTACCAATTCCGCTAAATGCTAGATTTACACCATTACTCAAATACGTTAATTGATTATTTGGTGAAATTAATAATGTAGAAATTGTAGTAGTGCCCGATACATTTACATCAGTTGCATTAAATGAAACTACAGTTGATACTCCAGTATAACTTAAATTAGTTCCACTTAAGAACGTGGCAAATCCGACATTGGTTCTAAACGTACTGATGCTACCAATTCCACTATAATAAATGTCAGTACCAATAAGATATCCTTGTGTTGAATTGGCTACTGTTAATGTTGTAATAATTCCACTATTTGCTCTAAATGTTGCAACTGACGTAATACCTGCAGAATAACCATCAGTCCAAACAGAGTTTGTTATGATTCCAACATTAGCACGTAATGTAGTAATAGAAGCTGCACCTGAAACAATCGTATCAGTGCTATTAAAGTTTACTGCAGTTGATAATCCACTATAATAAAGATTGGTTCCTCTTACATTAGTTAATGTACTAACTCCAGTGTATTGAATATCAGAACCATAAAGATTTGGAAGTGATGAAATGTCAGTAACATTTAAAGTTGTGATTGTTGTTAATCCAGCGATTAAAGTTCCAATTGTAGCAATACCGCTATAATTAATATTTGTACCAGTTAAATGTCCAATTGTTGAAAGACCTGTGGGGGTATTAACATTTGCAATTACCCCGAAAGATCCAACGCCAGTAACATCTAAATCAGTAATTGTAGATCTTGTTGTTATTCCAGAATTAACATAAAGAGTAGATATTGTGCCAACACCAGTTGTGTATAAAGAGGTAATAATTCCACTTAACGCACTAAATTGCGTAATAAATCCAACATTTGCAGTTAATATTCCAACATTGGATTGAGTTAATTCTGCTCTTGATGCTGTTAATGTTGTAATAATGCCAGTATTAATTGTTGCAATTCCTGTGATTGTGGAATTGCTAGCTACAAAATAATTTACTGTTGCAATACCAGTGGTATTTGAGTTTTCAACAGTTAATCCTGTAATAATACCAGAATTTGCACGTAATGTTGTAACACTTGAAACTCCAACAATTAAGTCTGTAACGATACCAGAATTAATTGAAGTTATACCAGAAATATTTGCATTATTAATTACTTTAAATGTTGCTTCTGTAGGAACATTGAGTGTTTGTATTGTTCCAGTAGTAACTATACCAATTTGAATATTTGCTGTTGTAATTCCCGCCACCAGTATTGTAGCGTTACTAGAATTTAAAGTAGGCAATGTTGATATGCCAACTGCATTTATATCAGTTGCAGTAAATGTAACAATTGTACCAATTCCTGAAGTATTGAAATTAGTAGTTCTTAATTCAGTTGCATTTACGTTGGTATATGTTGCATTGGTTCCATTGATATTTGTAATGTTTCCAGTTGTTGCATTTACAGTATTAATATCTAAAGTTGTAGAGGATAAAACTTGAGTTCCACCAATCTTATAAACTTTTCCAGATGCTAAATCTATATGTTCACTTGAAGTCCAAGAATCTGTATTATCAATCCAAGTGAATGTTTTATTTGTTTTTCCATATAATAGAATACCTCCGCCATCTGAGATATAATCACCACTGAATAAATCCGTAAAATATATTACACCATTATTAGTAAATGTAACACTTGTTGTTGCAACTCCAACGTTTGTAGAATTTGGTGCAAAATAAACTGTACCAACTCCAATAGAAGAAACAAAAGTATTTGCAGAAAATTCAATTGCTGATAAAGCTGCTCCTACAATAATACCAGACGTAGATATTCCACTTAATAAGTTAGTTGAAATTCCAATTGTAACATTTGATAATGTTAAATCAGTATTTGCACTAACATTTGAACTTAAAGTTACTACACTAGAACCAATACTAACGACTGAACTTCCGCCACCAACTGTAGAATTAGTACTTACTGCATATCCAACTTGTATAAAACTTGTAGATATTCCAGTTATTATGCTAGAACCGATTGATGAATTAACATTTGTTTTTAATACTATGACTTCAATTGCTGTTGTTCCCAATCCAACAAGTTTATCACCTGTTTCAACTACTGTTGAGTTGATAACTGTTTGTGTGCCATCTACAAATAAATCACCTTTGATTCTAACAGAACCAGTATTATCACCAACACCAGCAGGATCAATAACAATTGCAGAAGGTCCTGTAATGATGCCACTACTAATTGTAAAATTAGCAATTGTTGCAATGCCAGTTACATTTACTTGAGTAAAGCTACCTGCAGCAGAGGAAATAACTGTTGGTGCAGTTAGAACTCCAGTTACACTAACATTATTAAATGTTGCAGTTCCAGTATTGTTTAAAGTTGTGCCAGAAGCTGTTCCATAATTTAATTGCCCAGTAAATGTTGATACTCCAGCAACAGTTAATCTATTGAGAGCAGCAGTGCCAGCAGTTTGATTAATATTGTTTGCACTTCCACTAAATGTTGCAATACCAGCAGTTGTAAAATTACCTGCAGTAAGCGTACCAGTAACAGAAAGATTATTTCTTACTGTTGTAACACCTGTGGTTGCAAATAATACGTTGTCTGTTGCTGCCTGGAAAGCATTAACTTTAGTTAAATTTGTATTGAATAATGTGAGTGTGCCAGTGCTTGTGCCAGAAATGGTTGGGTTTGCCCCATCCATCGATAAAGTAGTTGCATTTGGAAGTGCAAATGTTACATTTCTAATTGTGGTAACACCAGTTGTTGCACCTAAAAGAATATTAGTAGCAGCACCAAAAGCATTAACTGTTGTTAAATTGCCATTGAATAGAGATAAAGTACCTACGCTTGATCCTGCAATTGTTGGATTAGCACCATTAATATTAACGGTTGTTGCATTGCTAAACGTTGCTGTTGGATTAGCAACCGTTAAAGTTCCTGTGGCAGCACCAAGATTAAGTGATGTTGCAGCACCAAAAGCATTTACTGTAGTTGCTACAGTGTTATAAACATTTTGAGTTGCTTGAGTACCAACAAGTGTTGGATTGCCTAATGTAAATGTGCCACTATTAGCACCAATATTCACTGATGTAGCAGCACCAAAAGCATTGACAGTCGTTGCTACTGTATTGTATAAAGTTTGAGTAGCATTAGTACCAACTACGGTTGAAGGTCTTGAAGTTAATGTGGCATTAGTTGAACCGATACCAAGAGTAGTTGCTTCACCAAAAGCATTGACAGTCGTTGCTACCGTATTGTATAAAGTTTGAGTAGCATTAGTACCAACTACGGTTGAAGGTCTTAAGGTTAATGTAGCATTAGTAGAACCGATACCAATGCTTGTTGCATTACCAAATGCAGTAACTGTAGTGGTTGTCGTATCAATAAATCTATATGTTGATTGATTGGTGATGAATAATTGTGAGTTATGACTAATAGTATTGGAGAATGTAGCAATTCCAGTTACTTGAAGATTATTTGAAAGTTGAACATTTCCAGTTAATGTGGAGATGCCTGTAACTCTAAAGTTTCCAGTAGTAGTAATTCCAGTAACATTTAAGTTACTGTTAATCATCACAGGATTACTGAATGTAGAGACACCCGTAACTCTAATATGATCAATAAATTCTACATCATCAACAAATGTAGAAACGCCAGCAACTCTTAGTGAAGAATCTAATCTAACTGGAGATACAAACGTTGAAACACCAGTTACTCTAAAATCTTTGCCAACATTTAAATTGCTACTAATTCCAACACCACCAGCAACAACTAATGTTCCATCTGTTGTGGTAAAAGAATCTTGACCACCACTTAAATTAACTCTATAATTTCTAATTGTAGTGATGCCTGTAGTTGCACCAATAACAATACTCGTACCAGCACCCGCAAAGTTAACAGCACCAGCAGCACTATTGATTAAGTTATAAGTAGTCTGATTTGTAGTATAATTTGAATTAGTATGTAAAATGGTGCTACCAAAAGTAGATACACCAATTACATTAAGATTTTGAATCGTTGCAGTGCCTGCAATATTGATATCACTTGTACTTGCAAGAGAAACAGCCCCAGTCTCTTGACTAATTTCAAAAATATTACCAACTCTAAAGTTGCCTAACTGGTCTACAGACTGGAAAAATACACGACCACCATTCAATTGTACAGCTTCATTAGATCTAACTGTTAATGTTGGATCTTGTGTAAATGTTTTTCCAGAACCAACACAACCAAAGTTATAACCAAATAATCTTAGCTGTACACCAGCTCCATCACCACGAACACCAATCGTACCAAAATTAGCAGCAGCACCGATTGCTCTTAAATCTGCACCAAATTTTTGATAGTCTGCCCAAAGAATTGTGCTAGCAGTACCAACCTGAGTAGTTCCATTTGATTGGAAAATTCTAACATCTTGTGTTGATCCAATTCCAACCGCATTGAAGATGCCAGAACCCTTTCCACTAATGGTTACATAAGCACCATCAACCGAAGTAACAGTACCAATGGCTACTGCTGGGCCACCTTGATAATATTTAATAACATAGTTTGGTGAAATTGATGTGGTGAGACCAGCAAATTTTAGAGTTGCACCTGCTGTACTGCCAACACCAACTGATCCAGAAACACCATCAATGGAAACACTGGAAAAATAAGTAAAACAGTTAACCCATTCAGCTCTTGCACCATTGGTCATCTTAAGACCAGTTTGGTTTGGAGTAATGAATGTAGCTTCATTGAAAAGAATTGCTGGTTCTAAAGTAGCTGAAGAAACTACACTACCATCAATTAATGCACCACGACCAGCAACTTTTGTGGTGGGATAATTATCTGGAGTATCAAATCCATAAGGATCTGATGCAGTTGTTACCGAACCTCGTGTGAGTACAGTGACTCTCTGAACATAAGGACTCCTGGTGGTAGTAACCATTCCAGGAGCAAATCTAAATGCATAACCAGTATCAGTTGATGAGTTGTAGTAGAAATTAGTAACTGTTAATTCTTCAACTGTTGTTTCACCATTCAGTAAGAAACAGTCAAGTCTTTCTGTTCCTGCTGTTGGTTGAATGATTGTTGAACGTAATCCTTTACCACGTACAATGACACCAGCGGGTACAGTTAAAGGAAATATCTCAGTAAAAGTACCAGAAGAAATCTCGATTGTATCGCCAATAGTTGATACAGATAAAGCCTTCTTAATTGTAAGAAAGGCACTTGAAATATTTTCCCCGTCGTTTGTATCTAAACCAGTTTCCGAAACGTAGTATGTTTTTCCAGGATACCCACCACCAACGTTAACAATTGATTCTGTTCCACTTACATCTTTTTTTAAATAAGCTTTACCATCATAAGTATTAATAGCTAACTCGCCTAGCTGTAAATCTGTAGTTGTTGGGACTTTACCAGGAACTGCAGATCTTTTAATTCTGATTGGCGTGGACATGTGCCTTATTTCTCCGTGGTATAAACCTTAGGACAGTATGTACTGCCACTATACTATGACTTATTTATCTGGGAGAAAAATTAAGCTCTATATAGTTAAACGAGCATTTTAACATGAATTTTAATTTTGTTGATACTGATTTGATTTGTATAAATGATAACTTAGAGCTGCAAATAATTACTATACCAAACACCAATCATAAGATTTTAATTATTGACAATTTTCTAAAAAATCCTGAAGATCTGCAGCAAATTGCCAGTAAACAATTATTTGAAAAAACACCAGCAAATAAAAATGGAAGTCCTGGTTGGACTTCAATTACAAATTTAAAGTTTGATCAAATCACAACTACATCAAAATATCTAAGCGATAATTATTTTGATACATTTCACAATAATAAAGTAAGTTTCCAATTTAATTTATTTGAAGGAGGTATGCCTTGCAAATATACTTCCATCTTACCTCATGTCGATCAATCTTTATCGGCATTTCAAATCTATCTCAACAATCCTGAAGATTGTTATGGAGGAACAAATTTTTATAAACACATTGAATCTGAATCTGATGTGAATGTAGAGTATTTGGATTCAGATTTTAAGAAAACAGAATCTTATCACAAATTTGATAATTATGTAAAAGAAACTTCTCAAAATAATTATAGCACAATTTTAGATTCTAGGCAAATTGATCCCTCAATCTGGGAATTAATACAGCATATTGAAATGAAATATAATAGGTTTGTAATGTATCCATCGTATATTTTTCACAGTGCCTATATTGAAAAAGAATGGTATCAGGATACAAAAAGAATTGGCTTGGTTGGTTTCCTGAATTAATCTAAATACTTTACAATCACATAGTTGAAAAATGTTTGCAGATAAATTAATATCATCTTTAAACACAAATCAATATAATACATTACTAAGCAATGATATTGTAGAAGAAGTTAAGGCTTTGGAGGAAATTATTAATCCACCATCTGGAGTTTTAATTGAAAAAAATTTTACTACCAACACTCATAAAATTGTATCTGTAACTTTTCTTGATAATGGTCATTTTGACAACTCTAAATTAATGAGTGAAAGATTTAAAGAAAGATCACAAGGAATTTATGATTTTTATGAAAATTGTACATTTGTAGAAAAATCTTATAGTTTCAATACTACTCTATTAGAGAATAGTTATGATGAAAGTTTAGATACTAGAAATGAAATAAAAAGTGTATTTGATGAATGGAATCCATATTATAAAAGATTTTTAAATTCTTGTCTCAATTGTTTTGATGGAGAAAGTGATAATTATTTAAATGGATTAGGATTTCATACAAATAAATTATATAATCATTTACTTTGTCATGAATATCCAACAGCAGAATTTGATAGGGATAAACACATTATTGAAAATTTATGCGAATTGTATACTATTACAGAAACAAATCAAGATAAATTTGATTTAAATGAAATTATTTACAAATTAAAGCCAATCTTATCAAAAGAAAACTTAAAATTAAATTTTAAATTAACACAATCAAAAGTAGATTTTAAAGAATTTGAAATTGTCATCTATCCAATAGTTCATGATGCTAAAGATGATATATTCAACTTTACTTGTAATGTACTAATAAATGAAAATTTATTAGACCAAACGACAGCACAGGAATTCCTTTCTTGGGAATCTTTTGAAAGAAGAAAAGGTTATATTAAATTAAAAATTAATAAAACTGATCGTGTTAGATTGGAAGTTATAGCTTCTTATGGAGTAATTTAATTATTTGATGTTGCTCCAGCTAATACAGCTGTGCTTTCTATAGAAACAACACGATTATATCCTTCAATAGAACCTCCAGAAGAACCTCCAGAACCTCCAGCTCCGCCGCCAGATCCTCCACCACCTCCTTGGCAGTTTCCGCCAGGACCTTGACCGCCAGCACTACCATTAGCACCTGCAGCTCCTGCAGTTCCCCAACCGCCGCCTGAGCCGCCAGTTCCTCCAGCGCCACCGCCATTTCCAGGATTAAATCCAGCAGCTCCAGCACCAGCAGTGTTGAGAGTTAAAGTAGAACCATTCCAAGAATATCCTTGTCCAGCTCCTCCATTTCCACCAGATCCTCCACTATCACTACCACCTCCTACACCACTATCACAAGATTCACAATATTGCCAACCAGCAAAGTCACACGAAAATCCTCTTTTATTTCTGCCGCCGCCGCCCTCTTGACCGCCGCCGCCGCCTCCTCCTCCTGATCCACCACCACCAGCAATAGAAGCTCCAGTTCCTGTAATTTGAATGTTTGAAAGGGTTCTCAATGCTAATTGTCCAGCAGAACCAGCACCGCCAGTTCCACCATTTCCGCCGCCTCCAGCACCAACAGATGTAGCACGATGACCAAAAATCCCACCACTAGTTAATTGTATTCTAATGGTAGAACCAGCGCCAGATGGTATATTTAATGCTGGATTAGTATTTTGTGAAATAATAGAACCATTTACATTAATTGTTTTTCTAATTGCAGTCGTATAATCTGTAGAAAAAACACTTGCGGAAGATGGATCTAAATTTTCTTCCACATTCGTAACATTGGCAGTTATAGAAACATTCACACCATAAAATTTGCTCGCAGAGATAGTCCCACTTGTAGGAACAGCTCCATTAGTTGACGCAGTTGGTACATATGTTCCATTTCTATACAATTCACTTAAAGAAACAGATCCAGAACCAGTTTCTTTAATTTTAGTTCTCAATTCACTAAAAGAAATAGATCCTGATGAAGTTACTGGATTAGTAACAAGTTGTACGGTCATTTTTTTAACCTCTGGTTTCTAATTTCTCTAATCTATCGGACAATTCTTTAATTGCTTCAATAAGAAGTGGAACGAGTTTTTCATATTGAACCGTCATGTAATCAGGATTTGCAGGTGCTGGTTTAACAGCCTCAGGAAGAACTGCATAAACATCTTGTGCAGACACACCAGCGATTCTTTGAGTTGAAGTAAGTCCTAAGCTATATGCAAGATCATTGAAATTATAAGTAAATCCATGCAACTTACAAACTTTATCAAGAGAATTTTCAATTGGTTTAATATTTGTTTTCAGTCTAATGTCAGAGGCAAATGCCGTAATATCGCCAGCACAACTTAGATTTGTTCCATCGAAAGTCAGATTTGATGTTGTAGTTGTTGTATTTGTTCCGTTATTATAGAGAATTCTATTTGCTGTACCAACCACATTTGTTGCTGTTGTTGCAGTTGTAGAATTTCCATTTACATTTCCAGTTACATTACCAGTAACGTTGCCTGTTAATGAACCGCTAAAAGTTGTTGCAGTAATAGTTCCAGCACTAAAGTTTCCAGAAGCGTCACGTTGAACAACAAAGTTTGCAGTATTAGCTGACGTTGCATTGAGATTGATTGTCTTACTTTCACTATTATTAAATGCAGTGCTATTTGTGATTGTTAATGCACCAGAAACACCAATGCTGTATTGAAGTGCTCCGTTATATTGTGTTGCACTAACTGTACCAGCATTTAACTGACCAGTAAATGTGGAGACACCAGCGACTGTAAGACGATTAAGTGCCGCAGTACCTGCACTCTGTACAATATTGTTGCCACTATTATTAAATGTGGTGATTCCTGTATGAACAGTGTTAGTATTATTCAGGAATGGTAATGTAGAAATGCCACTTACATTTAATGTAGTTGGATTTAAAGTATCAGCAACAACATTTTGAACAAATGTGGTGACACCAGAAACTCTCAATCTATTAAGTTCTGCTGTTCCTGCAGTTTGCTGAATATTATTAGCACTACCACTAAACGTAGCAATTCCAGTTACACTCAAATTAGTTATTCCAATTCCCGCAGTTCTTAAATTGGGGAATGTTGCAACTCCTACAGTCTGTTCAATATTTCCACGGAATGTTGAAACACCCAAACAATCAATTGTACCAAATGTAATATCATTGAATAGACCACCGTTATCAAATGTAACAATACCAGTTACTCTAAGTTGCTGAACAACAATACCACCATTTCTAATGTCAACCAAATCTCTTGGCGTGATGGTATTGATACCAATTTGATCTGGTGTGACTAAATTGGAATTAGCACTTCTGCTTACTAAACCAAATCTTCTCCAGTTATTTGATCCAATGTTAACCCAACCAGCATATCCTCCAGCAATCGTTCCCGTAGAAAAAACAGCGTCGCCTTGAGTTCCAGCATTTGTTGGTGTTGAAATACCAACTGTGATTGATCTTGTTTGAGAAGCATTTCCTTTCATTAAGAATTGAATTGCTTCAATGCCATCAGAGGAGTTAGAAGTTACCTTCTTATAGATGTTTATAGGACCTCTAAATTCCGATGACTGGAAGTTTCCAGCGCCACCATTAACTTGTAATGTATTTGCAATCGTTACATCATCAAAACTTACTGATAGGCTAGAATCCGTTTCTCCAATATAAGTTTCAGTTGGAATATTAATCGAAACTTCTTTACCACTTACAGGATCAATAATCTTGTTGCCGATATAAAATTCACCAGCATCATTTGTTCCAGTATAAGCAGATGTACCTCCATCTTGATTACTTGATTGTGTTAATAATTGATCTTCTCTGGTAAGATTTCTATCTTGTCTTTGTGGGAAGGATACTGAATAATTACCATGACCAAAACCAACGTATTCAAAAGTATGTCCAGAAGCACGGATAATACTATGTCTTCTGAGTTCTGTTGGAACTACGTCAACAATTCTAACAATTGATGCAGCATCATGTGATTCTGCCTTCGTTCCAAATAAACCTCTAAGAATAGAAGCAGTATTTGTTGAAGTATTAATTCCACCTGAAATTCTAATAATTTCGTTATCTACTTGTAAATAATCGCCAGTATTAACACCAACAATATTTTGTAAAGTAATTGTGCTTGCAGTAGTCGTAATTCCTGAAGAAGAAACAGTTCCAATTCCAGAATAGAATGGAATCATTCTGCTTGCAAGATGCTCATCGACAGCATTACTTGTTGCATTTTGAGATCCAACAGAATCTCTGAGTAAGAACACACTACCACCAGTAAATGATGCAGTATTAAATCCAGCACCTCTATAGAAAGTAAAACTTGTAACTCCCAATCTTTCGTCAACAGTGTAGTTACCATTGAATACAGTTTGTGCAGATCCTACGATTGTAAATCTATTTCCAACCGAAAGACCATGTGCAAAAGATGTTGTTACAGTTACAATTCCTGAAGTTGAATTGGTATATTGAATATTGGTAATATCTTTAGTCTCATCATTTAAATAAAGGAAACCAGAAGATGAAGTATAAATTCCAGGATTAACTGAAGAAGTTACAGTAACAGATCTAGAACTTGAAATACCAGAAATTCTGAATAATCCATTGTAAGCACTATAGTAACGATTTCCTGTTGTTCCAACACCAACAACAGTTAAAGTATCTCCAACATTATTATTAAGTTCTTCTACTCTTACAACGGCTGCTCGCCAACTTGCTCTGGTGGTAACACCAACAACGGTCATAGTTTGACCAACACCATATGCAGATCCACCATCTACAAGAGTTACTCCATTAATAGTACCAGCAGCACTTACTGAAATATTAACAGTTGCACCTTGTCCAGTAATTCCAATACCAATTAAAGACGCATTATAGAGAACAGTTGCAATACCAGAATAACCGTAATTAGTTCCAAATCCAGTGATAGAAAGTCTTCTAATTGAATTTAAGTTATGCTGGATATCCGTATAATAAGTAGTAACTCCAGATGTATGTTGTGCATTTGTAATTGCAACACCAATTCTAGTATCTCTTAAGAAAGTTTCTACAGTTTCTCTAGTTAAACTATGCTTTCTATTTCCAACAACAACTTTACCTAACTTTTCATTTGATGAATAACTTACTGCTGCTTCAGGATCATCTTCATAATTATCCCTATCTCTTGTTGGATAAAGATTTCCAGTGTTTTGAGAATAATTATCCCCTGCAAAATATGAATCCGTTGGTGAAACGTTATTAGCGATACATGTTATATGATAAACACCATCAGCTTTATTAAAGACTTGTTCTTGAATGGTATCTATTGTATAAATTGTATAGGTATTTCTAAATGCATCTCTTGATACTGTTGGCAGATTTTCATTTCTTGTTGAAGATACATTGATATAAGCACCTGGAGTTGAAGAAAGATTAATTGTGAATCCTTTATCACTTGTAATCCCAACGACAGGGAATACACCATTAAATCCAGAGTTAGCAGCTCCAACTGGATTATTAGCACTCTTTACTTTATTAATTTTAATTTTATCACCAATATTAAATTTATGAGGATTTTCAGTTACAACAGTACAAATTCCTGCAGATTGGTCATGCGATACACTATGAATAATTCTAGTATTTCTCTTTTGAATTGAATTCGTTACTGAAGAGAATTCTGATGCATTATTGACACCAACAGTCTTAGACTCTTGGATGATGTAACCAATTGAAGGTGGTTTAGCATTTGCTGCTGTTGTACCATATTCTCTTGGAATTACATATCTAAATCTATAGATTCTGTCTTGAACATTTCTGGTATCTGGTCTTCTTTCGATATATGTTTTGGAACTTGAATCTGTTAAAAATTGTCTATATGTTATGAAGTTGGTGTGAATTCTGTTTCTTGTTGGATTATTTGAAGATGTAATATACCAATTTTTTCTAGTTGTATCATATTGAATTGGGTGACCAAAATCTCCAGGTGTCTTATCAGATACTCTACTTACAAGAGTTAATAAACCACCTTTATTATTGCTAATTGTAATTGGAATAGGAGTTCCAGTAATAGAATCGTTGAAACTCTTTGCCAATTGAACTTGGTTTGCAGACAGCCCTCCAGTAATTGCATAATATAACGTATCAGCTTCAAGACCATCTGGCATTGCACCATTGTCAGTGAATACCCTTACAGATTCTCCAGTGAATAGTTGATGATTTGATTCTAGATTTAAAGTATTATTAGAAGTAATGCTATTAGCAGCACCAACACGAATAATTCTATAGCTCTTTTCACCAGAAGGCCCGTCAGTAGAATCGGGAGTTGGCATCAACACTGGAGCAGTTACAGCTACTTCAGAAGATCCTGTAGAAACAAGTACATTTAAGAGTTCATCATTTTTAGCACCAATTCTATAAGAACTTAAAACGTATGGTGGTGCATTGTCAGGATCTGTAAAATCATAGCAATACATTCTTGCAGTTGTTCCAACACCTGCGGTTGATGTTGATAAACCAACGTCTAATGAAACCCAAGAAACGGGATCGATTACTAAATCATTATCTTTAGGAGGAATAACGTGAGTAATGTAACCTACATCATCACGATCAAATGATTCTGCTCTATATCCTCTAGATACTAAAGATTTTGCACCAAAGTTAGAGTTAGAGTTGGTAATTGATAGGTCACCACCAGATTCTGCTAAGAAATGCTGTGCATAACCAATAGCAAAGATAGAAACGCACTGAATAAATGCACCATTAGCAGCACGAACATGATAATTTGCATATTCTGGCTTATAAATTGCTCTTGAATTTAAATGTAAAGGTCTATTTGATTCTGCAGTTGTATTTTCGTCTTGATAAGTTCCCGAAGTTTTGTCATAAATTACGAAAGCATTATCATCTTTTTGAAGGCTAATGCCAGTAAATTGTGCAACAACAACTGACTTAAATCCTGTTGCATTTGCACCATCGGCATTTAATCCGCTCATACCAAAAACAGATCTCATGCTGCAGTTGAAAATGTATGGAGATGCTCCGCTTACATTATCAGCTTCAACTACAAGTTTTTCACCACCATTTAGTAAAACACCTGTTCCTGTGGGTGTAGCACTTGATCTATATTGGAATCTGGACGCACTTGCAACACCAACTACAGTATAAGAACCATTATAAGATGTAGAAGTAAAGCCACTAATTCTTATTGGATCATCAATGTTTAATCCATGAGCTGTTGATGTGTCAACTGTGATTAAGTTGCCAGCATAAGTTGCGCTGGAAATACCAATATCATTTGCAGTTAAAGCACCAACGATTTTAAATTCTGGAGTATTTGGTTCAAAGTCAAGATTTGATGGGAAATCATTAATTGCTCTACCAGAGCTATCACCATAAGCTTGAGCAACTTTATAATAATACATCTGCAAATCACTATATGCAGATGATGTTCCAACACCAACACCATTTACACCATCAGCATATTCAAATACTGAAAGTTTGTGGTGAGAGAATGTTGGAGTTTTTGTATTTCCAACATAATCATAATAAACTGAATTATTCAGATCACCATCAAATACAGAAAATTGCCAAAAGTAACAACCACCAGTAATTTTAAAGATTGATGTGCTAGTAATTCCTGCGTTTGTGGGATCAGGAACAAATTTTGGACGAATTTTAGTTTTACGAAGATCTAATCCAACAATTGATGTTCCTCTAGGAACAATTACACCACCTGTAGTTGAGTTAAATTTGTATAAGACATTAGAAGGATCTTCAATGTCATAATTAGAAGTATTTGTAAGTTCTGTTAAAGTGCCTAGATTGCCATTGATGTCTCTATATTGTGCATTTCCACCAACACTTGCTGCTGATAATCCTGGTCTATTATCAATTGTATAAGTTCCAGGATAAATTAAAACTGTGGTCTTATCAAATTTATCGTTATTTTGACCAATATTATATGAAAATCTTGCCGCTTCAAGTAAAGCTCTCTGAATTGTTTTAAAGGGTCTGGTTAAAGAATTACCCTGGTTTTCAATACTATCTGTGGCATCTAAATCTGATGGATTGACGTATAGAATGTTACCATCAGTGTTCTTTAAGAAATTCTCTAATCTGCTTAAAGGCATGGAAATATAACCATAAAGGAGCTATTATGGTTTATTTATATCATGGAGAATAGGAGACTTGAACTCCTGACACCCGCCTTGCAAAGGCGATGCTCTACCAACTGAGCTAATTCCCCAGAGGAGGGCAAGAGTATCCACCGACGATAATCTACGATGTGGCATAGGGGACTCTTTGTTTAATACAACGTTCCTTGTTGTACCCTTTAGCGTCTTTCTAGGCTATGTGCCTAGCGACTACTAAAGCCCAAGGTCGGACTTGAACCGACGACCTACGGTTTACAAAACCGTTGCTCTATCCAGCTGAGCTACTCAGGCATCAATCTTGTGGCAGACATTCTGGATTTTCCAGTTCAAGTTCAAATAACATTGGATGGCATTGTTCATCAATCAAATAGAATGATGTTTTATACAAATCCTCTGGTTCGTAACGTCTTTCTTTGTCTGCTACTTCTATAAGATCCAGATCATAAATTGATTCATCTGGAAGTTCATCAAATGTAAAAGGAACATGATTTATGAAATACATTAGAACTATTTGAGTTCCCTTATTGTACCAGCAATATGCAGCATCAATACGGTATTTCATAACTTTATTCTTTTTGTTATTTAGATACCAAAAACCTTTTTGGCATTTTTTTGGCGGGATTTTTTTCCGCCCATTTTTGAAACCAAAAGTCAATTTTGGTAATGGGCATAGTCGGACTTGAACCGACAAGGGAGACTCCCGACTGATTTTAAGTCAGTTGTGTTTACCAATTTCACCATACGCCCGTGAACAAGAGAATTCTATCAGGTATTCTCTTGGTTGTCAACCCCATAAATCGGGGGATGGAAATTGCAATACTCGTTAAAAGTAATTTTCATTTCCTTGTTGGTAAGTCTAGCATGTTCCGCTGCTTTTGGCAAGTTCCATTTTGCATTAAACAGCATTTCCATTGATTTTCTAGTTTCTGGTCTCATAAGATTCAATGATTGGGGAGGGGGAATTTCTTCCCCCAACGCATTCCTTCACACGGACTCTTAAATTATAGCATCATTGCTTGGATCTGTCAAGATGGTTAGAACTGAACCTACTCTTGCAGTATCTGCTTGAAGTTGCTCAATGCCTTTTCTCAAACCATAACGTCTGATTTCAGATTCAGTTCTTTCTCCCTTCAAAGTATTTGCAGTTGTTATCAATGCAGATGCTTGTGATCTTAATGAATTTATTTCACTTTCCAATGTTGCAATAGCAGTTTTACATGCAGTACATGTAGCGTTATCTGATGCTGTTGGTGTTACTGTGGCGATCCCATTAGTTCCTGTCAAATAACCAGGCCCAGTTAAGGAATAATATGTGCCAAGAGATGCTCCACCACTGTTAGTATAAACATTAAAAGATCCTATGCCGCTATTATTTGTCGTCAACGTAGTTGCAGTAATATTTCCATATGGCTGGTCGCCATTATAAGATGACGTGTTTATGTTCCAAGTATTTGCCTGCAATAGATCACGATTAACTGTTGTCGTTGTTGTTGTTCCACAACCAACCACAGATTGAGCTGTTGCACCTATACTAACGATCTGGGCTTGTTTTGTTTGTATTTGTGCATTAATTGCAATAATTTGATTGTCAAACGCCTGGATTGAAGGAAGAAAATCATTGATCTTATCTTCAACTGGAGGAATTAATGGAGTAATAGAATCAATAGCTAAATTGTTTTCACTAATTTTATCGTTTAGTGAGCTGATTGTTCTTTTTGATTGTTCAGTTGCCATTATTAATACCTATAAAATCTTGACCAGGATAATCTTTTACCGAAGTTCCTTCGTATTCTACTACTAATTTATCTAAATCTTTTCTTTCAGCAAACACAGTATAATGACAGTAAACTTTGGTTAACTTTTCAGATCCAATAACAATTTCGTGTGCATTAATATTTTTTACATACAAAGTTGAATCAGAATTTTTCCATGCAGTTAATTGTACTGTAATACTATCTTCATCAACAAGATCTTTCCAATACTCTGGAAGTTTAATGATATGTTCTCCGTCCAATTTTCCTCTATAAAAAACAGCAATTTCTGGACCTTCAATTGCAACATGTCTCAGTCTATGATTTGATTTTGAAGGATGTGGAATATCAAATGGTTTAGCAGGCAACGCTTTGGCAAGATTAACTTCCGTTGTAACATCACCCAAACCAGTTACAGTTATGCCAGCATTAGCAGTAATTCTTGCATTTGCAGTAACGGTTCCCGTAAAAACTGCATTTTTAAATGTTGCGATTTTCTCAACAAAAAATACACCATTAACATTTAATAATGTTTTTACAAAAGTTGGTGCAAGAACATCAACCAATGATCCTTTAATTGTTGTCGTTGGACTTGTCAATGTTGTGATGCTACTTGCAATAATATTATGACTTGTAGCACTGACTTGCAAACCAATTCCAGGAAACGGGGCAATCCCATCACCTAACGCACTGATTTTTAACGCTGTTCCAACAGCGTTAAGAGATGGAATAATATTTACTACTGATGTTTTGGGGAAAGCAGGCCCCATAATACCATCAACCAATGTCCCACCAACAATTAAAGGCCCGTTAATTGTTGCAAGACCTGGAAGTGCTAATGGATTTTTGGGAATGAATGTTGGATCTGACAATCCAACATGAAAATTGTTTTCTACACCTAAAGATGGAAAATTCATAATATTATCCTATGCCAGTTAATGATTTTAAAATACTATTTGTTGCACCAAGAATGCCTCTGGACAAATCTATCGTTGACCCACCAGTTGACATACTACCAGCAATATTTAAGAAGGATTTTCCTGCCAAATCCATAGCCAAACTTGCACTCATACTTATATTTGTAGCTGCAACTTTAACGGTATCAGATGATGTCAAATTAATATCATTTGTTGCGATGATATCAACATTTCCATTAGATTCATTATCAGTTTCAGGACCTGAAGCATTTATGACTACATTTCTTGCGTTTAAATATAAAGTTCCAGAAGGAGCTTCAATCATAATATCGCCTTTTGCGGCACGAATCCATTTTGCAGGAACGTATGGTTGATTTGCATCAGAGTTTGGTGGAAGCTCTGTTCCAACAACTTCACAAGAAAATCCACTAACAACTTTTACATTTCGACCATCATTCTCTCCATAAATTTCACCATCACCATTTTTACAGATCATAGAATAATTTACTTTACCATGAATGGGTAAAGTATTTCCACCATCTATTCTATAATTATTTTTTATGTCTAGATCTATGCTCATTTTTGTACACAATCGACGACTTTAACCACTCTACCGACTCCAAGTTCTCCTTCTTCTTCTTTATTTACCTGAATAAATTTAAAGCTTGGTTTTAAGGTAGCTCCTGCACCAGACAAACTAATTAATAAAATTTCTGGTATCTGTGTGAATCCATATCCAGGTTTAGTAATTGTTACTCCTGTGACAGATCCATTTGGACCAAAAGATAAATCAAATTCAGGTAAAGTTACTTGACCAATATCGTTATCTCCTGGAATTACAAGAACAGATGTGCCATCTCCGTAACCCAATCCAATATTATCGACATCAACGTTTGTTAATTGTGTTACATATGAATTTGAATTTGTATCATTATTATTATCAGATGAAATTTCAACTGGTTCAGAACCTATCTCTTGATATGTTTGTCCATTTAAATACCCAGATCCAGGTTCAGTAATTAATATTCTAGATACCTGACCATTTTCAACAACTGCAGTTGCTTTTGCACCTTCACCATTGTTACAAGAATCTATGATAGAAATATAAGGTGGCGCAAAATATCCAGACCCGCCACTCAAAATAGATGCCCCAATCATTTGACCAACATTGTTAACAATTGCTAGGGCAGATGCTCCATTTCCTCCGCCGCCAAGAATAGCAATTGATGGAGGGCCACAACGTAAAACTTCAGGTGTACAACTTCCAAATTGAAGATCAACTCCTTCCAATCCAAGATCTCTATAAAGATCATCTCTAAGATTTTTTAGTCCTCCAGAACCAGCTTTCTTTAAAATCTTATTAAAGTTATCAATTTCTTTTTGCGAAGGGCCATATCTTGTAGTAAATTTTTGAGGAGGTTTACAGTTTCTTTCTTCACAATTAAGCAAGCCTTTAATAAAGCCAACTGCATTCATTGCTTGAGTAAGAATATCACTTGCATTTCCCAAAGCTCCACCTAAGAAATTACTTAACTGCTGTAACGTTGGACCGATTGCATCAGACAATGAGTTAAACATACTGGATAGCATTTGCCCGACAAAGTTTTCAATCAAACAAACACTAGTTCCTAACACTTGACCAACTAAAGCTTTTAATTGATTGATAACATATGTAAGAATTTTTTTAATGAATTTTTTAAACAAACAATAGATGGTTGACAGATAAGTTCTTACAACTTGACCTGCAGCATTTTGTTTTGGTTTTGGAAACAAGTCTGCAATTAAATTATCCATCTTTTTGGATATGTAATCAAATAACCATTTCATTCCCCACTTAACCATGTCAGTAAAGACACTAGATATTAACATTGCAGATTCTCTTATTTCACTTTCTATGTTTCCAATTTTATTAGAAATTCCTCCAACATATAAATTAGCGTAAGCTTGATATCCTTCCATCCTATTAATAAAATCTTCTAAGAAATCTTCAATCTTAGAAACTTTATCAGTTTTACATATGTTTGGTGGATTAGATTTTATATCACTGGTAGCTGCAAACTTTTTATCAGCTAATGTACAAAACTGTGGTTTCTGTCTTGCTTTATCTTCGATTCCACTCTTGGATTGTGCCGTAGATATTCCAGCATTAGTAGAACTACCTACACCCGTTATAACATTTTGTCCACCTGGAGTATTATTTCCTACAGGTATTTGATGCTGCCCCAATTCACCAGGGCTTACTGATAAAAATTCAGAACTTTGTTGCTGAACAACTTGTGTGGTGCTAATTTTATCTCTAATGTCAGATCCTTTATACAAAGATCCAACAATGACAGGTTGCTGCCCATCATCACCATCTAAGAAAAATCCAAATACAGTTTCTCCACCTTTGTATTGATGTGCCTGTCCTTGCGAAAGTACACCATTTGCAGTTCCAGGTGGAACTAAAATATGTGCCCATGGCAAATCAGTGTCTGGTAATTTACCACCATCTTTAGTGTGGTAACCAAAAATTCTTACCTTTACTCTATTGTAATATAGAGGTTCTTTGTCTTTCTTTGCAGGAAGATTTGATGTGCTTGATTTGGAAGATGCAGGAACTGAAACAGCTCCAAGCCACCATACAAAACCATCTCTTCCAAGATAGTGTGTTTTAACTAATTGATTGGAAGATTGATCAAGAAACATTAGTCTTCAAAAATTTTACATTCGGGAGCGTTTGGATTTGTATCACAATAAAGTTCAAGTGGAGTTGGATCATGCGTATCTTCAGGATGACGTTCTTGATAGGATTTTAATTCTTCAAGTTCACCCTCAATGTGACGACGCATTTGTGGAGATACCGTGGGATCTTCAAGTATCTCTTTATCTTTTTTGATGTGTGCTTCGATGTTTTCCATTTTATGCTATCTGAGTTTTAATTTCGTAAGAATCTCTAATTAATTCAAGACTAGTATAACATTGTTTACCAGCGAATGCATGACATAAAGCAGATATCATATAACGACCTGTATTTTGAGACTCATAACTTTTGTTTTTCAAAGTGGAAGCTGATTCTGGAATTCTACATTCTATTACTTGACCAACTCTTAAAGATGGATTACATGGAATAGTAATTTTCAACACTTGTGAAAATAGAAGATTGTATCTTACCACAGCTTCTGATTGATATTTAGGTAGATCTGGATACATTGTATCCGTACTCAGCTTGCCAGTTTTATCTAGATTCCCAACATCTAAAGTTCTAACATAATATCTAGAGGGAAATTCTTGTATGTTTCCTGGTAATGGTGGATATGTTTCTGTTAGTTTTTGTGCTGAGGTTTCTATCTCTTTATTATACTTCTGTTGTAGTTTATAGTCAACAAATTTTGGCTCATTAGTATACAAATTGTAAAAGAAGTTATTGTTTGAATACATTCCAAGTCTTAATGAATTCAAGATGTCATTGTTTTTTTGAACATAAGAAGTCAAAATTCTATATTTTTCTCCAGCATTTTTTTCAACCTTTGCTTCATCTTGAGTGTAAATTAATGTATCATTAGATCCCTTTAAAAGCGTGTTAATACTTTTAAAAACAAATCCATCTTGGGTTTCAAAGAAAAAATATCCTGGTGATTTTTTCTCACCAGATGATACTGCCTTTGGCATTAAAAATGTAAACAAATCAAATGGTCTTTTGTTATTTCCTATAAAAGAATATTTGTTCGATGTTGCTTCTGTTTTTATATTTTTATTACTACCAAGAGCTTTGAATATTTTTTCTACACTAGTGGCTATATTACCATCAAATCTATTTGGTATTCTAACAACTTCATTCTTAAGTGTTTCAAATGAGACTAATTCTAAATTATAAACACTTTTGTTTGATTGCTTTATGACTTGCATACTTCTGACTCTAAAAGAAATTCTGATTTCTGTTTCAGGAAATTCAGGAACTCTTATAGAACCAGTTAACTCTTCCCCACCATATAATTCAAGACCATTTGAACCAAGAATATCTACTGCCCCAAACACAATGTTAGCAGTCATTCCAGGAGACATCACATTTTCATATAATGAAAAACTGGAAATAGAATTTGATCCCAAATTAATTTCCGTAAGATTGGAACTTGATTTGAGAAGTTTTAATTTAAACTGACCATATTCAAAACTATTTTCTGCAGACATTAACCAGTAGGTACAATATAGAACGGATTGGGTCTAGGTTTATTTATTGGC